CTCGACGCGAGCACGGTCGTGTACGTGCCGAACATGCTGCCCAACAAGATCTGGCGGGATCTCGGGCCCGCGGTGGCGCCGATGGGCCGGTCCGATTACTCCGGTGTCGAGACGCTGATGGACGGCCTCGATGAGGTCTACAGCTCGTGGCAGCGGGACCTGCGGCTCGCGAAGGCACGCCTGATCGTCCCGCAGCAGTACCTCGACAACATCGGCCGCGGCAAGGGTGCCGTCTTCGACCCGGACCGGCAGGTCTACAGCCCGATCAGCATGATGACTGCCGGCGGCGGCGGGACGAACGACATCATGGCGAACCAGTTCGCGATCCGCTTCCAGGAGCATCAGGCCACCGCCGACAACTACATCAACCGCATCGTCCAGGGCGCCGGTTACTCGGGGCAGACGTTCGGCGAGTACGACAGCCAGGGCGCAGCGATGACCGCGACGGAGATCCGGGCCCGCGAACGGCACACGCTGATCACCCGGCAGAAGAAAGTCCTGTACTGGCGGCCGGCCGTGAGGGACATCCTGTACGGGTGGCTCGCGGTGAAGCGGTGCATTTTCAACGACGCCACGATCACCCCGGAACGCCCCGAGGCCGAGTTCCCCGACGTGGTGCTCCCGGACCAGCTGGAGCTAGCGCAGACCGCGGCGGCCCTGTCCGGCGCGGACGCGGCCAGCAAGGAAACCCTCGTGCGGCTCGTTCACCCGGACTGGTCCGATGAGGAAGTCCGCGACGAAGTGAAGATGATCTACGCGGAGACGGGCCTCGACCTGGCCGGGCACGCGAAGATCATGCTGTCGCCGCCGATGGGCAGCACCGAGACGCTCGGTGAGGAAGTTCAGGAGCTCGCCGACCCGTCCGAGGCGCCGGCCGCGGCGGATCTGCCGGAAACCGGTGACCCTCAGATCGGGTAGGAGGCGGCATGGCCGCGGGTAAAGGCAGGACGCAGACGATCAAGTCGGGTGGCAGGCCGCCGATCCGTTTCCAGAAGGGCGGCCTGCACGAGTCGGTTGGCGTGGCGCAGGGCAAGCCGATCCCGAAGGCGAAGATGGACGCCGCGGCGGCGGGGAAGTTCGGGCCGAAAGCGGCCAAGCAGGCCGCGTTTGCGAAGAATGTGCTGGCCAAGGGCCAGAAGACGGCGGCGAAGAACCGGCGCAAGAGCAAGTAACCCACGGAAGGTGTGATCATCATGGCTATCGGTGACAGCGGCTCGCATGTCCCGTCCAGCGCTCCCGGCCAGGACAACCACGACAATTCGGCCCGGGTCGGCAAGCACGTCACCGGTTCCGGCCCGATGCCGGGCACCGGCGCGTCGGCTGGCCCCAGCGACCAGGCTGACAGCAACAGCAGCAAGTGACCATGAGCCCGGGTGAGGCACTGCCGGAGCCGCCGGGCAAGACGGTGCCGTCGATGGCTCCCGGTGCGAGCCTGCGGGACATGTCCGGTGACCTGCAAAGGCAGCGGGACCATGCGGACGCCTGCGTGACCGCGCCCCCCTCGGGCGGGTTCCCGCAGACGGTGGGCGGCAACCCGGACCCGCCCGCGGACCGGCAGACATCCGATGAGGACGACACGGGTGTCACGACCACCTCGCCGGGCCCGTATGAGCAGGCCACGAAGTTCATTGGTGGCGGCGCGGTGACGGGAGGGTACTGATGCCTGTTCTCATCTCAGCGGCCTGGCGTCCCAGCCGGAAGGGGAAGTGATGGCGGCGAAGAGGGCAGCGTCACGGGTCAGCCGTGTCCCGAAGCCCAAGGGTGAATCCCGCGACCCGGGCGGCAAGAACTCCAAAGCTGACCTGAGCGAGCACACCCGGGCGAAACCCGGCCAGCCGGGCGGCCCCGGGCCGACAAAGCCCGGCGGGAACACCCCGTTCCCGGCGAAGGGCCCGGGCCAGTCGTCGGTGCCGATGCGCTCCGGGCGCGGTGTCCGGGATCTGTCCCTCGCCGCGACCGGCATGAGCCTCTTCGACCGGGTCGACGCGGGGAACCGGAAGCTCGGCAGGAGGAACCGCACCTCCTGATGGACGAGGACACCGGGACCGCCGGATGGGTGTGCTCGTTCTGTGCGCGCGGCCAGTGCCACCGATGCCAGGACCGGCGCTGCACCTGCTGTGCCGGGGACGGGGAAGACTGAAATGGATCAGGGAGACCCTGCCCGCGATGCCGTCCATGAGGCGATCCAGGCCCATGCGCCGCGCGGTCAGGATGCGGTCCTGACCGGCTGGTCGCTGGTCGCCGAGTGGATGGACCATGACGGTGAACGCTGGCTGTCGAAAGCCCACGCTGCGTCAACGCCAACCTGGTCGGCGAACGGCATGCACCATGAAGCGCTGTATGGCGACTGGCCCAGGGAAGGCGAGGACTGATGGGCAGCAGCGCCGCTGAGCGTTACGTGCATGGCTGCGGGAACTGCGGCACGCCCGACGTTAAAGCCCACTGCCCTTCGGTGACCTGCAGCTGGGTGAAGTGCCGGGACTGCGAAGCGGTCACAGGGATCGTGCTCGGCGTGATACGCGCCGTCGGCGGAGTGAGGATGAAAGAGTAATGGGCGGCTGCGACATTTCGGCGAAGATCCGCACCGCGGCGCTGACCGTGATCGAGGCCGGCTGCCTCGGGGAAGACTTCGGGTTCGACTGCACGCCGATGATCGCCCCGGGACCGGACGGCAAGCCGATGGCCGTCTACGTGCTGACGCTGACGAAACGGTCCCCGCTGCTCGGCCAGGGCCCGCTGCTGAACCTGTCCCAGATCAGCTCCCCGGACCCGTCCGTGGCTGATGTGGAGAAGGCGGTCACGGACGGGATGCGGGGGCTGAGGGAGTTGTCGTCCAAGCTGCTGTCGGGGCAGAACGGGCACGCGAAGCTCGCGCTCAGCTAGGCAGGTCGAAGCGCCGGTAAAGGCGGTCATCACTCCGTTTCACCGGCAGCCGTAAGGCTGAGCCCGGAGGCAGACAGGCGCTTGGACGGGGCCGCTACCTGTGACTGCACCACTGCCGAAGACCCCCGGCGACGCCCGCGAAGACCACGCCCAGGCCGTGGCCGACGCCGTAGCCGCCATCTACGGGCAGATCGAGCTCGTTCTCATCGCCACCCTCGCCGCGCTCGCCCGCAAAGTCGCTGCCGGGCACATGACCAGGGCGAACGCCGCACGCAAACTGCGGCAGGCCACCTACGCCACGTTCGCTGCCTCGGTGCGGAAGATCGGCAGAGCCCTCGGCGACGCGATGGCCGCGACCGATCAGGCTGCCCGGCAGGCGATCGGTGAGACAGTGCCGTCGGAACCGACAGCGGTCAGGGACATGCTGGCCTACACCCGGCAGCTCGCCCAGTCCCTCGACCAGGCTGCGGGCACGGCCGCAGCGGCGCTCCAAGACGCCCTGACCACGGTTACGGACGCCGCAGCGAAGGCTGCCGAGGCTACGCCCGCGGCGCCGCTCAGGGGCGTTCCCGGCGCCGCCGAGGGGCCGCGGAACATCTTCTCCCCGTACCGGGACGCGGTAGAGCGCGCCATCGCGGACACCCGCGGCGGGATGCCGCAGTCGTCGCTGTCGCTGTCCCGCATCCAGGCCGCACAGAAAGCCCTCGACGACCTCGCCGACCGGGGCGTCACGGGGTTCACCGACCGGGCCGGCCGGAACTGGGACCTGACCGCCTACGTGGAGATGGCCACGCGCACGGCGGTCAGCAACGCCTGGGACGACATGCAGGCCAAGGCGATGATCCGGTCCGGGCTGGACCTGATCCGCACCTACACGACCAGCACCGAAGGCTCCTGCCCGCTGTGCATCCCGTGGCTGGGCATGACGCTCTCGCTGACCGGGGCGACGGCTGGTTACCCGACGCTGGGCGAGGCCACGTCCGCCGGGTTCAGGCACCCTAACTGCCGGTGCTCGTGGATTCCCGTAGGCACGGGACCCGCGCCCGGGGCGGTCGGTCCCGTCTCCCCCGAGCAGGCCGCAGCCGCATACAAGGCCAGCCAGAAACAGCGGGCGCTTGAGCGGAACGTCCGCAAGGCCGGCCGGGCCGCGCACGCCGCGGTCACACCGCAGGCACGGTCAAAGGCACGCCGGAACCTCGCAGCAGCCAGGGCGGCGTCCGCTCAGCACCGGCAGGAAGCCGGCGTCGTCATGACGAAGGTCGGCGCGGCACGCCGGGAGCATCCGTTCCGGGCGCACTAGCGCGCTGGTATGCAGACCAGCGGACGGTCAACATCAGCGTGAACGATCTTGCAGCCCAGATACTCCGTGATTCCCTCGGCAACCCCGTTCGGGAGCACAAACACCAGCTCAGCGGGGTAGAGGGCGGCAACTATCCGGTCATGCCAGATGTTCAGTGAGCCGCCGATCTGCATGAGCTGGCCAATCGGGTCAGCGGAAATTTCGCGCTCCATGCGCTCACTGTAGACCCGGGCGCACTAGCCGGGCCGCAGCCGCGCTGCCGGATCGTAGCGGGTGTTAGCTCCCCGGCACCGGGCGCGGCCACGGCCACGAAAGGGTCACGGCCGGGCAGAACGCAGCCTCAACGCCGGTCCCAGGCGGCGTACACCGCCTGACCCTGCACTCTGCCAAGAGGCGTAACGGCCGTGACCCCTAGCGCCAGCGTGTACGCGCTCGCGCCACACCAACCGTAGACCGCCCGCCCATCGTGGCGGGTTTCTCATGCCCGGCCAGGCGCCAGGCTTTCGCGAGGCCCCAGGAGGGCAAGCAGCATGTCCGAGCACGACCAGCATCGAAGGATCATGCCCGGCGAGATCCTCGGCTACCGCAAGAACGGCCAGCCCATCCGCCTCATCGCGGGAGGGTCCGAGCCAGCCGTAGAACCGTCGGCCACGGGAGCGCCAGCGGAACCAGCTCCCAGCGCCGCGCCTGCTCCCGCGCCACCCGCACCGGCTGCGGGCAGCGAACCGTCACAGCCCACCGGGACTGGCCAGGAGCCCCCCGCCGCCGCTGTTGACGACCTGCCGTCATGGGCGCAGAAAGAGTTCCGCAAGCTCCGCGACGAGAACGCCGGGAACCGGGTCAAAGCCAAAGAGGCAGCCGACGCGGCCACCGCCGCTGTTGAGGCGATGCGCGCCGAGCAGGAAGCCCAGCGGCTGGCCATGGGCAAAGCTCTCGGCCTCGTCAGTGACGAGCCGCCCTCAGCGGAGGAACTGAGCAAGCAGCTCCAGACGTCGCAGGCCGAGTCGGCCGCCGAACGGGACCGCGCCCGGCAGGCCGCGGTGGAACTGGCCGTGTTCCGTGCCGCTGCGGCCATGCAGGCCGATGGGAACGCGCTGCTCGATTCCCGTTCGTTCACCGGCACGCTCGCCGCGCTTGACCCGGCGGCCGGTGATTTCGGTGAGCGTGTCGCCGCCGCGATCACCACGGCGCTGGACGCTCACCCGCAGTACAAGCTCACCCCTGCCGTCCCGGCCGGGCCGCAGCCTCCTGCGCCGCCGACGGTACCGAAGTCGGGCGCCGAGTTCACGGGTGCGCCGAGCACGCCGAGGCAGTGGACGCAGCAGGACGTGGACGCGGCGGCCCCGTCGCAGCTTGAGAAGGCCATCAACGATGGGCTCCTGATCAGTCTCGGGTTCGGTCCGCGGCGCGGTTCGCGCCGCTAGTTCACGCGCCAGGCGCGCTCTTTTCAGCACCACCAACGGCACGCACCACCGGGCGTGGTGGCCGGAGTAATCCCATCCGTTCACCCGTGTCCCAATACGGACAAACACCCTAGGTGGTGACAAGTGAGTGTTCTAGCGTTCAAACCGGAAATTTGGTCCAAGGTCATCCTGGCCGCCCTCCAGAAGAACCTCGTCTTCGGCGGCCCCGGAGTCGTCAACAACGACTACGAGGGCGAGATCAGCGGTCCCGGCAACGTCGTCCACATCACGCAGTTCGGTGACCCGGTGGTCACCTCGTACACGCCGAACAGCACACTGACTTACCAGACGCTGAACGACGCCGGCCTGGACATGAACATCGACCAGGCGTACTCGTTCAGCTTCTCCGTGGACGACGTGGACCGGCGGCAGGCCGCCGGGGACATGCAGTCCTACCTGGAAGAGCGCGCGAGTTACGTGCTGGCCAACACCGCCGACACGTACATCGCCGGTCTCTACACCGGGGTCGCGTCCGGTAACACTGTCGGCACCTCCAGTGTCCCGATCACGCCTGCCCTTTTCGCTTCCGCCACCCCGGCGGACTTCTACACCAAGGTCCTGCTCCCGCTGAAGGTGCAGCTGACCGAGGCGAACATTCCCATGCAGGGCCGGTATGTGATCGTGCCGCCGTGGGCCGAGGCGCTGCTTGAGCAGACCCAGGCGTTCATCGCGGTCACCGACATGCAGGGCCAGCCTTCCGAGGTGTTCACGACCGGGATGATCGGCAGGGCCGCCGGTTTCGACATTTACGTGTCGAACAACTCGATCAACTACTCGGGTGCGAACTGGATTTGCCAGGCCGGGCATCCGATGGCAATTACGTACGCAGAGCAGATAGTCCAGACAGAAGCGTTGAGGCTTCAGACGACTTTCGCGGACGGCGTACGTGGCCTGCATGTTTTCGGTTCCAAGCTCGTTCGGCCAGACGCTATCGCCGTCGCCTACGTCACCCGCCCGTCCGGAATCTGACCGGGAAAGGAGCTAAACCATGACAGCACGTTCCCTGGCCACGGTCACCGCGCTGACCAAGGACGGCGGCACCGCCGTAACGTGGAACACCCCGCATGCCGCGGGTGACTATGTGGCGGCCGGCACCCTGGCCACCACGAACCTGGCGAAGGTGTCCCTGGCCGTCCAGTGGGGCACCACGGCCGGCACGCTGACCGTCCGGGCGACCGGCAACGGCAACAACGTCGCCGGCACCGCGCAGACCTCCCCGTATCCGTCCAGCGCCGTGTTCACGCAGGGCTCCGTCGGTGACCTGACCTACACGTGGGGCACCACGGCGGGCACGGCGATCGTCGGGCCGTTCACCACCGACCGGTACGAGCAGGCGGACGGGAACCTGTACCTGGACTGGGCGTCCGTCGCCGGGCCGGTAACGTATGCCGTCTTGCAGCACCCGTTCAACCAGATCTGACCAGTACAGCGATGACCGGGAGGAGGTGAGCCGTGTCACGCATCCTTATCGGCCCGACAAACGCCCCGTTCGTGCCGTCGGGGTACGGGCAGCAGGTTGCGCAACTGGCGCCACGGCTCGCCTCCCTCGGCCATAACGTCGCCATCGCCGCGTTCTGCGGCCTGTCCGGGACACGGATCGAATGGAACGGTATCCGTGTCTACCCGGGCGGCATGAACACATGCGGCAACGATGTGCTCGCCGGGCACGCGAAGGACTGGAAAGCGGACCTGGTCCTGACCCTGATGGACGCCTGGGGCCTGCAGCCCGAGGTGATCCGCACGCTGCCGGTGGCGCACTGGATGCCCGTCGACTGCACGCGGCTGTCGGTGCGGGACGCGCACATCCTGCGGGAAGGCCGCGGGACCCCGGTCGCGATGAGCCAGTTCGGCCGGCAGGAACTTGGCCGCGCCGGGTTCACGCCGCTGTACGTGCCGCACGGGATCGACACGAAGGTATTCGCCCCGGCCGATAAGGGCGCCGCCCGGGACCGTCTCGGTATCCCGCGGGACGTGTTCGTGGCCGGGATCAACGCGTCGAACGCGGACCGGGACCGGAAAGCGTGGCCCGAGCAGCTCGCCGCGTTCGCGGTGTTCCATGCCTCCCACCCGGATTCGCTGCTGCTGGCGCACACGTCCCCGGCCGGTCCGGGCCTGGACCTGACGGCCCTGGTGCAGGTGCTCGGCATCCAGGACGCGGTCCGCTGGTCCGATAGCCACAAGTACGCGACGGGTGCTTACACCCCGGCGGACATGGCCCTGTGGTGCAATGCCTGCGACGCCGGATTGCAGGCGACCCGCGCGGAGGGGTTCGGGCTGCCGCTGATCGAGTTCCAGGCATGCGGCGTACCCGTGATTACGACCGACGCCTCGGCGATGACGGAACTGTGCGGCGCGGGCTGGCTGGTGGACGGGGAACCGTACTGGAACGACGGTCACCTGGCCTGGTGGTGCACCCCCCACGTCGGCGGCATCACCGCCGCGCTCGAGCAGGCATATGCCGGTGGCGCGGCGCTGGCCGGGAAGGCCCGCGCGTTCGCGCTCGCCTATGACGCCGATGCGCTGCTCCCGCAGTGGGAGACGGTCCTGGACGAGATCATGGCTGGCTGGGAGTAATGCCCTGGTCGGAGACGGCCCGCAGGCCGTGGATACTGTCCCAGCTCCGCACCCGCCGCGACCTGGCCACACTCCCGTCCGTAGTGGACGTGGGAGCCGGTGCGGGGACGGCGCGCAAGTTCTACGGCCCGCACCTGCCGGCCGCGTCGTGGACGGCGATCGAGATCTGGGAACCGTACGTGGCCCGGTTCGGCCTGGACCGCGCCTACGACCGGGTGATCACCGCCGACGCCCGCGGCCTGGACCCGCTCCCGGCCGCCGGCCTGTACCTGTTCGGTGACGTCATGGAGCACATGCCCATGGCGGACGCGGTGAAAGTGTGGGACCGGGCCCGTACCGTCTGCCCGCTCCTGGTCCTCACCCTGCCCGTGCACCCGTACCCGCAAGGCGAATGCGAAGGCAACCCGCACGAGGCGCACGTCGCCCAGTGGACCGTCGCCGGGGTGCTGGACCGGTTCGCCGGGATCGTCGCACACACCGGGCCCCCGGCCTCACCACCGGGCCTGACCGCGGGGGCGTTCATCGCGGAAGGCGACTGTGCCCAGGGTCTATGACACGTTCATGTTCACCGGCACACCCGTCGAGCTGGACATGCTGCAATGCCGCCTGACCGAGCTGGAGACGGCCCCGGTCCACCGGCATGTGATCGTCGAGGCGAGCATCACCCACCGCGGCGAACCGAAACGGCTGGTCTTCCCGGAGCACCGGGAACGGTTCGCGCGGTGGGCGGACCGGATCACCTACATCCCGGTCAGCGCCACCGGCCTGCCGTCGCCGCTGGACGCACCGGACCCGTGGGCCCGTGAGCATGCCCAGCGTGAGTACGCCCGGGAAGGCATCTTCGGTAACCGCCCCGATGATGTCGTGCTGCACGGGGACGTGGACGAGATCCCTGCCGCCGGCGCCGTCTGGCAGGTATCGCACGGGGTGCTGTCGCCTGTGGTGCTTGAGCAGGCCCACTACATGTACGCGGTGGACTGGCTGTACCCGGGGCGTGTCTGGCCCGGCACGATCGCCGCCGCGGTGCGGGACGTGGCCGGGTTCCAGGATCTCCGCGCGCAACGCTGGGAGTTGCCCCGCATGCCGTACGCGGGCTGGCACCTGTCCTGGATGGGCGGCGTCGAAGAGCAGCGCCGCAAGCTCGGCTTGCACTGCCACCTGGAGATGACCCGCGCCGAGTATCAGCGGATCGACTCCGGGGCCGCTTACCGGCTGGGCGCGCATCACGGCGGAGCGCAGATGATCCCCGTCGACGTCGACGGCACATGGCCGTGGTGGATCGCCCAGGGCAGGTGCCCCCCGTCATGGTTCCGGCCCCGGTGAAACCATCCATCGTGTTCACGGTCCACGACCGGCCCGCTTACCTTCGCCGCACGCTGGAGTCCTGGGAGCGGGTACGGGGGATCAGCGCCGCGCGGCTCGTGTTCCGCTGCGAACCCGGATGCCCCGGAGCGGTCGCCCTGTGCCGGTCGGTGGGCTTCGCGGAGGCCACGGTCACGGTCAACCCGCGCCGGTACGGTGTCCTCACCAGCCCGTGGCACGCCTTCGAGGACGGCTTCACGGCCGGCCGGTTCACGATCCTCGCCGAAGAGGACCTGATCGTCTCCACGGACGTCCTCGAATACTTCACCTGGTGCGACCAGCGGTACCGGGATGATCCGGGTGTGCTCGGGGTCACCACCCACCAGCATGACGCCCAGCCCGGCGGCCTCGCCGGTATCGCTCCCGCGTGCTGGACCGGGGATGACCCGCCGCACCTGTGGGTGTGGGCGACATGGCGGGACAGGTGGCGGCGGCTCCTGCGTGCTGACTGGGACCACACCTACGCTCATCGCGGCTGGGACTGGCGTATCCGCGACCACTG